ATCCTAAACCACAAATTACAAATTATTTGGGAGAGTGCTTTTTAAAAATAGCAACTCATCTATCATTTAAACCTAATTTTGTCAATTACATCTTTAAAGATGATATGATTTCTGATGGCATAGAAATTGTGTGATGTACATTCATAATTTTGATCCAGAGAAATCTCAAAATCCCTTTGCTTATTTTACTCAGATTATACACTATGCTTTTTTGCGTAGAATTCAAAAAGAGAAAAAGCAATTAGAAATTAAAAATAAAATTTTGGAAAGGACTGGATTTGATGAAGTCTTTTTTGATGATAACCTCATTGACGGTATGAATTATTCTGACTATAATTCCATTAAGGATAATATTCATTCCAAATCTAGATATTGATGAAAGTAGCAATTATTACAGACCAACATTTTGGTGCTCGTAAAAACTCTAAACTTTTTCATGATTATTTTTTAAAATTTTATAATGATATCTTTTTCCCAACCCTAATCAAAAATGGTATTAAAACCGTTGTAGATATGGGAGATACTTTTGATAGTAGAAAGGGAATTGATTTTGCTGCTCTTGCATGGGCAAAAGATAATTATTACGACAATTTAGAAAAAATTGGAGTTACTGTTCATACAATAGTTGGTAATCATACAGCATATTACAAGAATACTAATGAGATTAATGCTGTAGATCTTCTTTTAAGAGAATATGAAAACGTAAAGGTATATTCCAAACCAACAGAAGTACAACTTGATAAACTCAAAGTTCTTTTTATTCCTTGGATTAATGAAGGAAATTTTGAGGAAACATTTAAAACAGTAAAATCTACGAATTGTACATGTGCTATGGGGCATCTTGAACTTTCTGGATTTCCACCATACCGTGGTTTTACTATGCAAGAAGGTATGGATTCTAAGTTGTTTGATAAATTTGAATTAGTTTTTTCTGGACATTACCACACTCGCTCTGATAATGGTAAGGTTTTTTACTTGGGTAATCCATACGAAATATACTCTAATGATATTGGAGATACTCGTGGATTTCATATTTTTGACACAGAAACTCGTTCTTTACAGTCAGTAAATAATCCTTATACGATGCATGAAACAATTTATTATGATGATAATAATTATCAAACATTTGATGTAAGAAATTATGAAAATAAAATTGTAAAATTGATAGTCAAGAAAAAGACAGATGAAAAAAAATTTGAAAAATTTATTGACAAACTTTATCTAACAAATATTGCAGAATTAAAAATTGTAGAATCTTTCGCAGACTCGACAACTTTAAATGAAGAATATGATTTAGAATCGGAAGATACAGTATCTATTTTAAATAAGTATGTTGATGATTTTGAAGACTCAATAAATAAAGCATCTGTAAAAAGAATCATTCAACAAGTATATAAACAAGCTTGTGAGTTAATCTAACATGTACATTCTTACTTTAGAAGGTAGAGAAGAGCAAGGTGCTTATTCTGTAACCAACCAAAAAGGTCAACAAATTCTTTACCTCTTTGAAGAAGAAGACGATGCTGTAAGATTTGCAATGATGTTAGAAGAAGATGATTATCCATCACTAGTAGTGATTGAAATAGATGATGATTTAATTATAAAAACATGCGAAATTAATCGCTATGAATATGCAATTATTACTGCAAATGACATTGTAATTCCTCCAGAACAAAATGATATTATTTGAAAAAATTCGCTATAAAAACTTTTTAAGCACTGGTAATCAATTTACTGAAATTGACCTAGCAAAGTCACCCACCACTTTAATTATTGGTAACAATGGATCTGGAAAAAGTACGATCCTTGATGCCTTGACTTTTTCTTTGTTTGGAAAATCTTTTAGGGGCGTTAACAAACCACAATTAATTAATTCTGTAAATGAAAAAGATTGTTTGGTTGAAATTGAATTTAAAATAGGAACTAATGCTTGGAAGATTGTTAGGGGTCTTAAACCTACGATTTTTGAAATTTATAAAAATGGCGAACTTTTAAATCAAGAAGCTGCTAGTAAAGACCAGCAAACTTGGTTGGAAAGTATTGTTCTAAAAATGAACTACAAGTCTTTTACTCAAATTGTTATTTTGGGTAGTAGCAATTTTGTTCCTTTTATGCAGTTGGCAGCAGCAACTAGAAGAGAAGTCATTGAAGACCTTTTGGATATTAAAATCTTTTCATCAATGAATTCTGTCTTAAAGGATAGAGTTAAAACGTGTAGAGATGAAATTAAAAATTTGGAATATAAAAGAGAATCTATTCAAGATAAACTTAACATGCAAAAAAGTTTTATCGAACAGATTGAAAATATTGGAAAGAAAGATATTGAAAATAAAAATAATGTAATTAAAAATATAAGAGAAGAAAATGAAAAATTGCTGACTGACTCTCTTACTTTAGAAGATTCTTTAGTTAAAAAACAAGAGCAATTAGTTGAATTTTCTGGTGCAAATGATAAGTTGCGTAAACTTGGCAATTTAAAGGGAAAGTTATCTCAAAAAATCACAACTGTAATAGAAGACCACAAGTTCTTTACTAGTAATACGGTTTGCCCAACTTGTACTCAATCTATTGAAGAGGATTTTAGGATAAATAAAATTAGTGACGCCCAAAATAGAGCAAAAGAGTTGCAGTCTGGTTACAAAGAACTAGAGGAGGCAATTAAAGAGGAGGAAGATCGAGAGCGTCACTTTACTTCACTATCTAAAGAGGTAACTAACCTAACGCATGAAATTTCTCAAATCAATACTAAGATCTCTGGATACCAAAGACAAATCGGGGACCTTGAACAGGAAATTCAAACTATTACCAATCAACTTAAAAACAGAAATACTGAACACGAAAAATTAAAAGAGTTAGAAGACCAATATGAAGAATTGTGTAAAGAGACCGATTCTAAAAAAGATCTTTTAATTAATTATAATTTTGTATCAGAGTTATTAAAGGATGGTGGAGTAAAAACTCAAATTATTAAAAAGTACTTGCCAGTAATTAATACACAGGTAAATAAGTACTTACAGATGATGGAGTTTTTTATTAACTTTAAACTTGACGAAGAATTTAATGAGTCCATTGAATCTCCGATTCATGATGACTTTTCATATACTTCTTTTAGTGAAGGTGAAAGAATGAGAATTGATTTGGCTTTACTTTTTACTTGGATAGAAATTGCAAAAATTAAAAATTCTTTGAATTGCAATTTAATTATATTTGATGAGACTTTTGATTCTTCTTTGGATACATTTGGCACAGATGAATTTATGAAAATTATTCGTTATGTTATTAAAGATGCGAATACTTTTGTAATCTCTCACAAAGAAGGTATGAGGGATAAATTTTCTGAAGTCTTAAAATTTGAAAAAATTAAAGGATTTAGTAAAGTATCATTATGAAAGTTTTAATTACTGGGCATAGGGGATTTATAGGAAGGAATGTGTTTGCTGATTGGCAAACTACTCATAATCATTTAGTTGTGGGAATGGATTTTCCATATGATATTGAGAATTTTGTTGAAGATAATTATGATTTAGTCATTCATCTTGCAGCGTTTGCAAATATCAGAGAGAGTCTAGAAAATCCACAAAAGTTTTATGAGAATAATGTAGTAAAATCTAAAAAACTTTTTGACTGGTGTAGAGAAACAAATACTAGACTTTTATATGCGTCTTCAAGTGCAGTAGAAGAAGATTATTGGGAGAATCCTTATGCGATGACAAAATGGATTAATGAACAAATGGCACCTCCAAATTCAGTTGGGATGAGGTTTACTACAGTTTATGGTCCAGATAGTCGTTCTGATATGATGTATAGAATGCTTGAAGATAAAACTGCAACCTATGTTACCAATCATAAACGAGATTGGATTCATGTTAAAGATGTTTGTCGAGCAATTCGTTATCTTGTCAGTAGTTCTATCTGTGGTCCAGTTCCTGTTGGGTCTGGTAAATCTGTTTATGTTAAAGACTTGGCAGAAAAAATGGGAATGGGTCACCTACCAGTTAGAGAACTGACCCCAGGGGAAAGACAAGACAACGTGGCAGATACTACAATCCTAACTAGTATTGGATGGTTCCCAACCATTAACGTTCTGGATACAATCAATGAACACCCCCAATTGGCAACACCACTCTAAAAAGGAGCAGAAGCGGAAACTAAAACCGCAAGCACTCCGACAAGCAAAGGCACGTCGTCAAGCACTTAAAAAGCGTCTCAATCGAGACGCTTCTTCTTTTTTCATAAATATTTAAAAAAAATTATGGCAAAAGACGAAACTGAAATTGGTATTACTGGATTACCAATTCCTAAAAAGAAAAGATCTCCAGCAAAGCAACATGAGTTTGAAAAGAAGAGAAGGCAAAATTTAGGACCAAACGTTGGGGGAAGACCAATTAGATCTGATGTAACCCCAAATTATAATCCGCGCCAAAGAACATTTGAACAATTTATGGAAGAAGTTAATAAAAAATTCCAAGACAGTTGACCAATTTTTGAACTGTCCACCACCCTCTTTTGCCAGAGGGATTTTTTTGTATACTTGATTGAGTTCAAACGAATCTAATGTCTGTTCGCCACGAAATCAAGTCCCAACTCGCCAAGCTGCTTGCTACCGAAGACCTTGTGGTTGAGCACAAGAAGGTGGAGACTGCTTGCTTTAATGTTCATACTCGTGTCCTGACTCTGCCGATGTGGGAGAAGGCAAGCAACACCGTGTATGACCTTCTGGTGGGTCACGAAGTTGGTCACGCTCTCTATACACCTGATGAAGACTGGTTGAAGGAGCATAAGATTCCCCCACAGTTTGTGAATGTAGTAGAGGATGCTCGTATTGAGAAACTGATGAAGCGTCGTTATGCTGGTCTCGCCAAGACCTTCTATAACGGTTACAAGGAACTTGCCGATGATGATTTCTTCCAGATTGGTGATGATAAACTGGAAACTTATAATCTTGCCGATCGCGCAAATCTTTATTTCAAGATTGGTAACTACACAGATATTCCCATTGAGCGTGGTGAAGAGACTGAAATTATCAATCTGATTGCCGACACTGAAACCTTTGCTGATGTGCTCGTGGCAGCAGAGGAACTCTATAAGTATTGTAAACACAAGCAACAGGAAGAAACCAAGATTTCTTTGGATAATCTTGAGTCCCAGCAGAGTGGTGCTAACAATCAACCTGCTTCCGACTTTACTGACCAGCAGGAAGGTGAGAATGACCAACCAGAGTCTGATGGTTCTGGAGGTGCTAATTCTCAAGAAAAGTCTCAACAAAGAGAACAAACTATCAAATCCCCTATTGGTGCGGAGAATATTGAAGAACCAGAAGTTAAGACTATGGATTCTCTTGAGGAAGCTCTTAAGGATCTTGTAGATAACTCTTGTTTTGAAAACGTTTATCTAGAATTGCCCGAACTAGATCTTGGTAAAATTATTGTTCCAAATTCCGAAATTCATTCTAAATGTAGTGAGAGTTGGAATGAGTTTCTTGAAAATCACAACTTCTCTAAAGAACATATTTTTGGTGAAGTGGACAAGCGATATCAAGAATTTAAAAAATCAGCACAAAAAGAAGTTACATATCTTGTTAAAGAGTTTGAATGTCGTAAAGCAGCTGACTCTTATTCTCGATCGACAGTTGCTCGTACTGGTGTTTTGGACTGTTCTAAACTTCATACCTATAAGCATAATGAAGATCTTTTTAAAAAAGTAACTACTCTTGCTGAAGGAAAAAATCATGGATTGGTGTTTATTTTAGACTGGTCTGGATCAATGTCTGATGTAATTGTCGATACTATTAAACAGTTGTTTAATCTGATTTGGTTCTGTAAAAAAGTCTCAATTCCTTTTGAAGTATACGCATTCACTACCGATTATCCTTTGGTCAAATATAGTTCAGATGGAAAGGCAGATCTTCGTATGCTATCTTATAAAAAAAGAGATGGACTCATTCAAGTTGTAGAATGGTTTTCTTTGATGAATATGTTGACTAGTAAAACAAATTCAAAAATTCTGGAAGAACAAATGAAAAATATTTTCCGAATTGCTCATTCATTTGATCGCCATTTTTATTGTCAATATAGTGTTCCTTCTGGTCTTAGTCTTTCGGGAACGCCATTAAATGAATCTCTAATCGCTTTGCATCAAATTCTTCCAAAATTTCAAAAAGATAATAAACTCCAAAAAGTTCAATGTGTTATTCTTACTGATGGTGAAGCTTGTAATGTTACCTATCACCGCGAAGTTAAGCGTCATTGGGAATCTGAACCATATTTGGGAACATCCCATATTGGAGCAAATGCTTACCTAAGAGATCGTAAAACTGGGAATACATATGCGTTCGATGGTAATCATCATACGATTACTGAAATTCTTCTTCAAAATCTTAGGGACAAATTCTCAAACATCAACTTTATTGGAATTCGTGTCCTTGAACCTAGGGATGCTGGTAATTTTATTCGTCGCTATTATGGTTGGTATGGAGAAGAATTGGATAAAATGATGAGCGTTTGGAAAAAAGAAAAAACAATTTCTATTAAAAAATCTTCCTACAATACTTATTTTGGATTGTCTGCAACTGCTCTTGCCCAAGATAGTGAGTTTGACATTGCGGAATGTGCTACTAAATCACAAATTAAATCCGCTTTTGTTAAAAGTCTTAGGGGTAAAAAAATGAATAAAAAAATCCTTAATGAATTTATTGAGTTGGTAGCAAAATGAATTT